TCCTTCTTCTCAAAATAATTAGGGTCTTTTTTATTTGTCTTCTCCAACTCAGTTATCCATTCATCTAAGAAAGTTATTCTGCCTTTTAATAGTTCAACGTGGTCTTTTATTTCCATTTTTAAATTAATTATAGATTCTTAAATCAGTTATGAATGAGTCGCTTCTATAATGAGCGGGAATAATTGTTGTATCTAAAACAGGACTTATACCTAGCCGTTTCAAGTCAAGGTAAAAATAAGAATCTGAAAAAACCTCTTTCTGGTTTCCTGTTCTAAATTTAACCTTCTTTAAAACTGACCTGTGTATTAATGTGCATCCTATCCCTGTTGCATAAACGTCAAAGTCCATTCCTATTTTATATTCGTGTATCGGCTTAATAGAACCAAATAAACTATCACCTACTTCTGCGGGTATTCTCATTCCTCTTTTGTTTCCCGACATTGTTGTTATACCCTGTAAACATAAAGCAGAATTGCCTATAAAATAAGAGAAGGTATGTACTGGGTTTGAGTACATCATTAAATAATCTAAGATACTCAAAGGAACAAAGACATCAGTTTCTAACATAAACAACCACTCATACCCCTCACTTAATACCTTTTCTCTGATAATGTTTTGGCTCTCTGTTATGAACTCTAGCGGACTTCCTTTAGGCTCTACTCGTTCTGCATCTATTCCTAGATCCCATATCTTTTCAATATGCTTAGGGTCTTTTGAATTGTCTACTAAAAAGGTGTCGTAGTCTATATAGGTAAAAGATTGTACCTGCCTAGCATAAACGTCAAGGCAATAATCCTTCTTATCGCTTGTTGGTGCTGCTACTAGTATGTTCATTGTGCATATCTGTTTCTACCCGTTCTGCCATTGCGAAGTATAAAACTTCGTACAACTTAGACCTTTCAACGTCTTTAATACTGTTGCCGAAAACCCCTGTCTTAGCAATATTTTTGGTCATTATATACCAACCGTATCTACTCCCTTTCCCTCCGCCTTTAAAGAGGTCGCCAAACCACTTACATACTTCTCCAGATGCGTGATTAAAAAAAAATACGCACTCCATACCTTATCCATAGGCAATTCTTTAAATAGACTCATTCTTTTCATTACGTCGCCCTCATTATAATCGGCTACCTTTCGCTTTTTCCACCACAATAAGCCACTCTCTTTCATTGGTCTGTAAAGTATTGCCGTTAGTAGTGGTAAAGCCGTTAGGTCGCCTGATTTCAATTGATTAATCTTAGTTGTTAATTGTGCTGATTCTATAAACTCTCCGTAACTACTATTAGCCATTTCTTTCGTCTGTCCGTTTAATAGCTTCTCTGCTTCTGGTAGTCCATATTCAACACCTTTGAAATGAATCTCTGGGTAAATAATTATATCCTCTTCGGTTGCAGAACCCATAAAGATCAAGGTTGCTTCATATAACCAAGTAACGTCTTCAACTTTCAATTCGTAGTTCTCTGGTATCTGAGTCCAGAAGCCTACCCACTTACGATAAAATTTCCAGTTATCAATTAAGTCATCGTCTGTATATTCTTGAGGCTTATTGTCAAAAGTTGCCTTATGTAACTTGTCTGGCATATCATTTAGAAGTTTATCACTCTCTATGATTTGCCCTAAAGTAACATCCTCCCAATTAACAGGCAAATTGAATCCCTTACCGTCAAGGTCTATTTTCATACAAACAATTTCGCTAGTCTACCCAAATCAATAGATGCTTTATTCAATCTTTGTGCCGAACCTCCTGACTGAGATAAAGCTAAAGCCTTATACTTCGCAGAGAGCACCCCTAGTTCACTTTTTGCATCTGCAAATATAGATTCCCTATTAATTACTTTTGCTTCTTTTGCTTTTTTCACCTTTGCCATAATATTTTTTTTTAGTTTTTCAAAGTTAATACAAATATTTTTTATATCGAAACCGAGATACGATTTTTATTAACATCAAAATACATTCGCATCATTAATGTATCAGCGTAATCAGGCGACCTTCCTAATAAATCTTTTATTTTATCCTTTCCCATAATGTTAGCTTTGTTGTCTTTGTCAGGGTCTTTCTGTTTAATAACTTCCAGTTCTTCGGTAATTCTTTCCCTTGTTTCAGCATCACACCTTATTGCTATTGTTCTTTGGTTTACTCGTTCAGCAAGTCTAAAGTAACATTGTGCTTTTAAATTTTGATAGTTCTCAACCTCCCCTTTTACCTTTTGTGGTCTGCTATTATTTACGAACCCTTTGCACCTAAGTATATCCTTGACACCACCCCCCAAACCATCTTCGTCTACTACTATTCTGCTTCTGGGTATATTGTGCCTTTTGCTCATTTCTTCAATCATTTTTGCTGAATCCGTTATGCTTGTTTCTAACGCACTTTGAACCTCTACTACCCTATACCCTTCCCAAGCCATTAAAACCGTCTTATCTCTCCCGAAACGTGCTATGTCAGCAGTCAAATAACTTCCTTGTCCGTTTGCTTGGTTTGTAAATAGGTCTGTGATAGCTTCATAGTCCATCAGCTTTGCAGGGTCGTCATCGTATTCCCAGTTTCCATACAATAATCTTTCTTTTTTATTTTGGTCTTTTAGTCCTTGTAAGGATTCTAAATACCTACTTTCTATATATTGATTGTCTTGTACAAGTGCTTTAATAAAAGCGTGGTCTTTTGGTAATATTCCTTCCTTATCAGGCTTATAGAATGTATGATAAATCCAGTTCTTTTTTGGGTTTGAAGTTATGAGCATCTTTCCTAGTATATCGTATTTATCGTTTAGATGTCTTCCAATTCTTGTTTTTAAAACATCAAAAGCACCGAAGTCTACCTCCCCACCTTCTTCTATCCAACCGCCTGTGTACTCTACCGAGCCATACCGTTCATACAAAGGGTCTGAAGGTAAGTATTTAAGGTCTAAGAGGTCTACCCGTGAACCATTAAAGAACTCAAAGTAATGGTCTGAGCCGTTATACTTAAACATCTGATTTGAAGTAACACCAAAGGGGTCAAACATATATTTGAAAACCTTAAAGAAAGTAATAAAAGTTGAGTCCCTTAGCCGTTTCAGTTCTTCCCTACCTATGAACCATCTTGTTTCTGGGTAGAAGTAGCACCTTGTTAGCAGCCATTCACAACCGAGCCAAGACTTCCCACCTCCCGCACCACCACCAAATAAGATATACTTTGTTTTCTTGTCTAATAGCTTCTGATAGGCTTGGTCTTGCTTCTTGGTAGGTCTTATAGTTGGACTAATCTTCATTCGGCTTTACATAATTGAAACCCGTAATTTCTATTGCTTTCCCCTCTGCACCAGTAATTTCAGTGCGTTCGACATACCCTCTATGCTTCATCTTTGTTTTAGCATAGAATATAGTTGAAGCAGTATTGTTGTCTTTGATCTGCTTGTGTAGTTGGCTCTCTACAAAGTCAAAGGTAATGTTCTCAACGTCTTTTACTGCCTTTGCAAAGTCCTTGTCGTTATTCACATAGTCATAAAACATCGTCCTATCTATGCCTACTATCTTGCAAGCAGTCGTTACAATTCCAAGCGTTTTCTCTAATGCTTCAATCAGTGCTTTTTTCTTTTGTTGGATTTTGTTGGTCTTCATATAACTTTATATTAAGTTTAAAAACTCATTTCTACAACTCAAATCTTCTTTAAAGATAGCCGTCATTTTAGAAGTCGTTGTCCATACATCGTGTTTCTTTATTCCTCTCATAGCCATACAAAGATGCTGAGCCTTCAATACTACTGCAACACCTAAGGGATTGAGTTCTTTTGTTAATCGTTCTGCTATTTGTGTTGTTACTCTTTCCTGATTCTGGAAATTTCTTGCATAGTAATCTACTGTCCGTGCTAACTTAGATAAACCTACTATTCTATCATTTGGAACATAGGCAATATTTGCCACTCCAAAGAACGGTGCTAAGTGGTGTTCACATAAAGAATAAAAAGGAATATTTGTCTGTATTATCATTTCGTCTATACCCTCGTTTTTAAAGGTAGTAAATTTAAACTCCTTATCCTTGTTTATAAACTCGTCTAAGAACTTAATATACCTTTTGGGGGTTTCTCTTAATCCTTCTCTTGTAACGTCGTCAAACTCGCTTATAACACGCTCCATAGCTTGTGCTGCTGAACCGATAGCTTCCATTTTGGATTCTTTAAACATAGGTTAATACAATATTTTAAATTCTTTTCATTTATATCGAATCCGTCAGAGTGAGGACTAATATAGTAATTGTCTGCTTCTATTTGTGGTTGTGGTATCTCCTGTCCTTCGTGTCTTACATATCTTAATTCGTGTGCCCTTTTAAAGTTCTTTTTTACAACGTGTTCTGCTACCTTTGGTGATATTGTAATATAGTCAATATTTTCTGGAATAGCAAATAATCCACTTGTTTCTACCGCTTGGTAATATCCTTCTTTTTTAAACCTTTCCACTATGTCGGTTGTTAGTTGGTCGGCTGGTTCTCCACCAGTCCAAATAATGTTCTTACAATTAAACTCTTTTATCCTTTCCAGTAATTCATCAATAGAATAATCCTTACCGCTTTCAAACTCTGTATCGCATCTTATACCCATTGAATAACAAGCGTTCTGTGTCTTGCATCCTTGTACTCTAATAAATACGTTTGCACTTCCTGACCTTGCACCCTCGCCCTGTAAGGAATAAAATATTTCACTTATCTTCATATACTAGTTGAATAACTTGCTAGTGTCTTTGGTGTTTCTTTTACATCTACCCTTATTAATTGAGGGTAATCTGTTTTAAATTCTTCATACAAATATACTGCAATTAATTCAGCCGTAGGGTTAAACGGCAATATATCGTTCAAGTGGCGGTGATCCCATTTGTCGTCCAAGTATTTTTTTATTACGTCAAGCTCTCTGTAATCAATGATAAACCCTACCTCGTTAAGTTCTGGACTTTGAAAATGAAAAGTAGTTACATAGTTATGTCCGTGTAATCTACTACAAGGATGGTCGTCTGGTAATCCCTTTAGTTGATGACTTGAGCTAAAATGAAATTCTTTGCTTATTTTATACATTATATCCATTTGTTTTATAATTTGAGTTTATCCAAAAAAACCCGGTTAAAATAATATTAATCTTATCATATATAGTATGCCTTTAAAATCTCTTTATGTGCTATATAATCTGCATCTCCTAAGCGTTCCTTATAAAACTCTACAGTGACTTCATATTCTCTATTGTAAATTTTTTTATGTTTAGGTAGTAATGCTTTTAATTGTTTCTCTGTCCTAAAATATTTAAACTCATTTATACTATTTTGGTATTTTGTTTTTAAGTCCTCATTCTCAAATTGTATAACAAGTATATTGTCTGCGTTTATTGTTTTAAATAATTCTATGACTTCGTAATCATTAAGGTAATGTATAACGAATCTTATTATTACTAATTCGTAGTGGTTATTATGAGTTAGTATATTATCAATCAAATCTGGTTGCTTATTTTCGTCAATATCTATAGTTTTAATTTGTGGAATAAATTGCTTTAATAGTCCATTTCCACCACCATAATCTGCTACTGAGTTAGGAATTTTTATTTTTTTTAATATCTCAATAGTACTTTCAAAATATAGATATTGTGAGGTCTTGTCTTTCCATTTACCAAAATTAATTCCCTTATCTATTTCATAAGTTATTTTCTGCATATTTCTGAAATTTTACCCACTCTTTAAAATTATGAATCGCTGCCTTTTTGGAATTTAATCTTGTTCCTTTTGGCTTGTTTATTTTATCTATTGTCCTTCCATTAAATCGGTATAAATAACCACCTCTATTTCCATATATCCAAGCCGTAGAATCCACGCTATCAAATTTTACTTTAGTCAATCCTTTTAATGAAGTATAACCCAATCCGTGTACTTTGCATCCTTTTTTATATGCTTCTGAACATAATTTATTTAATATCTTTTCACTATTCTGTTTTCTTGTCCAACCACTATCGTAAGCACCACTCGCAGAGATAGCAACATAACTATATTCCTCAATCATTTTATACCAATAATCCATTCCTCTAAAGGGTCGCCAAACTGGTATAGTCTGTTTTCCTGTTTTATCCTCAATGTATTTTCTTAAATCCTCCACATAACTAAGCGAAGTAAGTTTTTCAATATCTAGTTCAAAGAATAAGTCAATATTATTTTCATTAATAAACTTACAATATTTTTTTGTATACTCTTTCCAATCTATATTTCCATTACCACTAAAAAAAGTAAAAGCACCAGAATCAAGCATAAAATTCCAATGGTCTTTAATGTAAGGTATCATCCAATCGTCAATATAATAAAATGATTCCAATACGTGAATCTTTTGAGCATTCAACCCTGCTTTTTCTATTTCATTTTTTCTATGTCCTTCGCCTCCAGCTAAAAATAAATTCATAACTTTATCAGGATTTTCTTTTCTCCATAGATAATTATTATTTCCTGTTGCTGCCCCTGCTAAATAAATATCCATTATCTCTTTTTCTGCCTGTCTTGCAACTTTTCCCCCCCAAGGTGTTGAATATCCTGCAAGATAAATTTTCATTAATCGTTCTATTGGTGCATCTTTAAAAACATACCCCCCCCCCGCATTTGCTAACGCAAGATAAATCCTCATAATAAGTCAAGAAAAATCTGCTCTTTTGTTCCCTCAATACCACTTAACTTTTCAATGATTTTATTATAATCTTCTTCCGTATATTCAAGGGTGATTTTAAATACTTCCTCTTTTTCTTCTTCTGGCTCAAAGAATCCATCCAAGTCTAATTCTTCTGGAAATTGATACTCCTCAAAACCCCACTCCACCAACTTATCAGTATCAAAATGTTCTGTAAGTGCTTCCCAATCCCATTGACCAGAGTTTTTGTTTAGTCGGATATTTAATTCCCTTTCCTTTTCTGGGTTTAATTTAACTTCTACGGTAGGAATTTCTTTGTTTCCCATTTCTAGCCAGACCTTTGTCCTTTGGTGTCCACCTACGATAATATCCTTTCTGTCTTTGTGGGTGTTTACTATTACAGGGTCAACCATTCCAAACCTCGTCAAGCTATCTTTAAGCTGCTGGTGTTGGTCTGGTGTTAGTTCTCTGGGGTTGTACTCAGCGTGGATAAGGTCTTTAATCTTACGGATTATTATTTTCATTTTGCAAAGGTAGTAATTTATTAAATAGTGTAAATACCGATTATTGAATTAAACATATTACGTGCTTTTATTCCGTCTTTAATTTCAAAGGTTTCAAAGTCCCTATTTAGCTTTCTTACTATTGCTAATTTTTCTGCTATTTCTACTGAGTTTAGCTTTATAGTCTTGTACTGTTTTCGCATTTCAAAATCTACATACCCAAGATATTTTTTTGAATATCGCTTTTCTAATCCCTCTGCATAAAGTCTTTTTCTTCCGCCGTGAAACTGGTTGCAGTCGCTTCTGGATTTGTGTATATTGTGAAGATTAAATCTGATATTCTCATTTCCTTGCACATTATGGAAGTGGCTACCGTCTGCTTGTTTGCCGTATTCAAGTCCGCAATCTATACAAAGATAACCTAATTTTGTGTCAATATTACGTGCTAACTTGTTTATTTCGTTCTGCAAAAGGTTCTTGTATTTTCTTGGATAAAGTACAGGCATCTTTGCCTTTTTTTCTTTGTTCCATTCCTTTTTTCTGGTGGTTTCTTGCTTTGCTTTTTTGTAGTTTAATTCAGCTTTTATACATTCTGAATTTTCAAGGCAATATTTTTGTAAAAAGACTTTAGGTAAGAATTTAGATTTGCATAGTTTACAACGCATTTGCAAACATAGTAAATTCTTTACATTTCACATTCATCAGCCATAGACCGATAGCCGTCTCCGATAATTATATGATCTAATACTGGTATGCCTAACAACTTCCCAGCATCCGCTAATTGTCTTGTTATTTTTTTATCTGAATTACTTGGTTCAGTGTTTCCTGATGGGTGGTTATGGCTTAATATGATTCCACTTGCGCCAGTTTTTAAAGCTATTGTAAATACTAACTTCGGGTCTATAATGCAACCAGACGTTCCCCCAGAACTTAACTTTCTCCATCCTATTATTCCGTTTCTACGATTCAATAAAAGCAAAAAACTTTCTTCCAAATAGTCCTTTTCATTTTCGTTATACAAGTCTTTAAGGAAGCTATAAGCATCTTTTGAAGATGTTATTTTGGGTCTGTTCTTAACCTTTTTTTGATATTTTATTTCTATTTCATTCATATCAAAGAATATTGACAAAAGTTCTTATTTCCTTTTGTGATTCTCATTGCTTTAATGTCGTTACCTAAGTCTCTAAGGTCGTGAATCCTTGCAGATAACCTAAAGCATCCGAACAAGTTTAAAGCTTCTAAAGGCGTTATCTTATTGCCTTTTTTTAAATGATTTAATATATTTTCGTTTTGTGTCATAATTGTTGTTTTAGTTGTTGTTTCAAATTTTTTAATAACCAAACTTTTTTTAAATTATTTTTTTAACATATTGTTTTTTTGTTCTGATTATCTTTTACCCACACTTCAAAGAACTGATTAATGTACTTGTGTACATCATATAGATTATGGATGTGTTGCTTTAATAATGTTACTTTGTCTTCTATTGGCTCTTTTAGGACTTCAATAGCTACTTTGTCGCCTTTCAATGCTTTAAGTCGTATTTCTAAATCCCCAATTAAACTTTCTAACTGATGACATTTCTCAATTTTTTTGTAGTAAAATTTTTCCATTATGAATATATTTTTTGGTTCATATTATTGATATAGTAGAATTGAGCTTGTTGCTTGTCATAAAACATTTCTAACATTCCACGTTCTCCGACTTCTTGGGGTTTGATCTTCTGGAAATATACTTCTGTTTTATTGTGTTTTGGAAACATCAGCCCCTCGTGTTCTAAAGGTCTGTAAACACAGATAACATTCATTGCCTTATTTGCGAACGCTTCACCGCCTGAGAATTCGTACATACTTGGGGGTTTAGGGTGTGTGCCCCTTTGCCCTGATTTATCGCTCCTTGCGTGTGCTACTATGTTAATATGTACGTTGTATTCTTGTGCTATTCTGCGTATCTCTGTTAAGCGTTCTTCTAAGTATTTATCTTCTCTACCACCGTGCTCAGAAAAGTTATGTCTTAGCTCATTGAATGGGTCTAAGGTAATGGTATCTACGTCTTCATTATTCATTAATTCTTTAATCGCTATTATAAATGAATCTAAGGTCAGCTCATTGTCTTGAAGTTCTAATATTCTGTAAGAATCTTCAAGCTCTGAAGTCCATCGATAAAAGTTTAATTCAGACATATGATTTACGTTCATTTCTTCGCCTGAATGAATATGAATAAGGCGTGCTAAGATTCTATCGGCACTATCCATTTCAGGACTGAATATTGCGTGCTTCCATCCGTATTTATTTGTTAGATTTCTAAGCACATTAAATAGCATATAAGACTTTCCGTGTGAACTCAACCCCCCCCAGTACGTCGTAGTGCCTTTTAAACAAGTGTAATGCTTTTCCCAATTCCAGCCTACTTCCTGACCTCTCGGCAGTCCTTTTTGATAGATTTGTAAAAGTTCGTCTTTTACGTTATTTGGTGTTTTCCAGATCATACTATTACAGAATAATTTAAGTTTTTAGTTTTATTTTTATAGAACCATTGATAAACTTTGGTGAAATTTAACGGCATATTTGAATCCTTGTAAAATCCCTTCACCCCTTTATCAACTATCTTTTCAGCTTCTATAATATCTATGTCTGGAAAGTCTTTTTTAATCTCATTAGCAAGATATAACCAGTCAGTAGATGTTAGAATATCAAAGTTATTTAGTCTCGTTAATCGTGCCCTCATTAATAAGGGTACTAATTGTTTGATTTGCATAGTCTTCAACTGACAAGATTTCGTTTTTATTAGTTTTGAGTTTTCCATATATTTCATTGAATTTAGAGTTAATATTAGGTATTGATAAATTATTTAATATCCATTTGTCATTTATTGCTTCTATAAATATTTTGAATCCTGATGCTACTTTCTCAGGTTCATTTTGTTGTCCTGATTCTGTCATTTTGAACTCAATCTTTTTAATTAGTTGTTTAAGATTTCCAGCACATTTCGGCGTGAAGTAGTACGCCGTGGTCTCATTAGTTAAATAGTGTTTAAGGAAAAGATCTTTACATAAAGAAAATGTTGTTGTCGTTGCTTTAGCAACTAAAGTACCTTTACTTTTCTTTTCTTTACTTTTCTTTAATTTAGGGGTGTTACGAACATTTTCGTAATGTATTACATTTTTTGTAACTTCTTGATTTTCACGCCATTGAGAAATACGTTCTTTGTTTTTTTGTTTTTTTACTTGGTACTTTTCACTATAAAGTAGTAGTTTTTCATTGAAAGTTTCACCATTTTTTGTTGAAAAAAGTTCTATTTCTTCCATAAAAGACCAGCATTTTTCTAATCTTTTACCGACTTTTAGTTGCGATTTAAGGACTTTTGTTTTTATCGGCTTTTCTTGCATAGCCAACTTTTCAAGAACCGTATAAAACAATCCCAAACCCTCGTAACCGAACTCTATATATAGTTCAGTTATTTTTTCATCTTGGAATGAGTTGGTATCGTGTAGAAAATATTTCATTGTTTAAGTTTTTAAATTTTATAGACAAAAAAAATTAAATCTTTATAAACACAACACCGTCAATTTTAACTGTCGGTACTCGATCTTCTTTAACCATCTTATATACTCCTTGAACTGTTAAACCTCTGCTTTCTGCATAGGTCTTAATTGTTTTTAATCTTGTCTTGTCAATCTTTAAAGATTCCATATTGCAAATATATAAATTAATTTAATATTTTAAACTTTTATTTTCTTAAAGTTATTAACACTCAACAAAGACTTTGCCGTCAATCTCAATGCTTTTAGCACCCTTTGGCAGCCGTTTTGCTTTGATTAGCTGGTACACCCTTTGCCGTGTTAAACCTATTTTTTCAGAATATTTTTTTATATTATAAATCATAATTTTCAATTTCTCGTTCAACATTATTTTGCTTTCGTCCATTCGTAAAGAACCATCCAAATTTTCTATTAAATAAATTGTTTATTTTCTTTAGCGATATTATCGCAGTTTTAATTAGTTCTTTCATTAATAAAACCCATTTAATTCTGCTTGTACTTCTGTGTCTAAGTCTTTAAAACTCAATCCCAAATCCAAACTAATTTCATACAAAACTTTAGAATAAAGGTCTGTAAATTCGTCTGCTTCCATAGCACCAAAAGATATGCTTAAAGGCAGCCAGACTGTGCCCTTGTCGGTTTCTATGGTATCGTAATAGCCAGCTTTCATTTGCATAACTTTTCGATAGTGGTCTTTGTTCTTATACCTCTCCTGGTTCTCAAAGCCAAGCTTAATCAATGCAAAATATTTCTTGTGAAATTCGTAGTTACGAGGGTGTTTTAAAGTTACTTCGCCCTGCCAGTCTCTCGGCAAAGATTTCAATATTTCTTCATCCTCTGAATTCATAGGTCTTAGACCGCCTAAACTTTTGTGCATCTGTATTTTCATAACAAGTAATCTTTAATCTTCTGAAAAGTGGCTTTTTCTTCGTCCGTATAGATCCGCTTATGTCCTCTACCAGAATCTACCATCTTGGCTATATGGTTGCCTTTTGCAGAACATTCCGTACTGCACCATTTCGACTGGTCGCCTTTTAATTTCTTTGAACAATATATGCAGGTCATATCTTATTGTTTTAGTTCTTTGATTCTATTAGTTAAATCAACTGCCAAATCTCCATTATTAAAGGACAAACTAAGCAATATTTCTAACTCATCAATCACTCTTTGATTAGTACATTTTTCTACGATTTCAATTATATCGCTCATATCTAAATCATAATGATGTTGTATGAACTGTCCCTTTTCAGTGAAAGTCGAACCGCTATTTATTGGTAATAGTTTTTCAATTAATTCTTTTATTTTCATATCTATTGTTTTAGTTTAGTTCGTTATGTAATTCATCAGACAGTTCTACCATTTCTTCCCAGAATTTCTCTAGTGTAAAATGAGACGATTGGTTTCTTCCACTACAACGTAATTGTATATAATTTGCTATTTCTTTCTTGTTCATTTTAGTCTAAAATTAAATTTGTCTACTAAGCTTGCACCCCTTACTTCTTCGCCAGATTTAATAGCTTTCTTTATCTTATTTTTATCTGGATATTCAGATACTACTATCGCCTTGAATTCTTTGCTTAAATCTTCCAGATTACATTCTACGGCTTGGCTTTTGCGTGTAGTTATGGTCTTTAAACCAAGTTCAATATCGCCAAACATTCCCACCGCCTCAACTAACTTAGATTTTAGAAGATCTATCAGCTTTTTCTCTCTTGTCTTCATAGCTTGCAGACGTTTTATTTCTCCGTCTATTCTATCTGTCAAGCTTTCCCTTGAACCGATAAATTCAATGTAATTTCCAGACTTCGCTTTTAACGTCTTTTCGTTCAGCGTTAATGCTTCATTCATTTCTGGTGTAATCTCGCCCTCAGCGTCTTCTATTTGGCTTACAAGCGTTAAATAATCGTCTTTTATTTCGTATAGTGTTTTCATAATTGTTTGTTTTTAAAAAGGGGTGCAACTTGTACACCCCCTTTATTAATATTAAAATGGCAAATCGTTAATTGGCTCAGATGGTTCTTGTACAACTGGTTGCTTTGCAACTGGTTGTTGAACTGGTTGTTGTTGAACTGGTTTAACCTCTGCTTTAGGTTCTGGCTTTGGCTCTACTTTCATTACCCATTTAGTAAAGTGTTCTGCAAGTTTTATAATATCGTCTGCTTTGACTTTATCTACGTTGTTAATTAGAACTTCTGTTGCACACTTTAAAGAACTCTGCCGAACTATCATAAGCTGAACGTCATCTTTATTCCCATAACCACCACTAAAACCGTTATTAAAATCCTTTTTCGGTAGTTTAATTTTAGGGTATTGTCCGCCTTGAAATTCAAATTCAGATTCTTCACCTATTTTAAAAGGAAAGTCTGGACTATCTTTGTCCTGATATTTTGAACTTGAATATTCCCCAACTTCGCCTGATTCCATAGCGACTTCATATTTATACATTAATCCGAACTTTCCCTCCCAAGTTCCGTTGGCTTGTACTGATGTTACTTTTGCTTTCATAATTGATTATTTAGCGACATTGTCGCAGTTTCTAAGGTACATTAAAACTTTCGTAGCTTGTACCCTTTCAGCTACTTTCTCTTTTTGTTGCTGTTCTTCCCTGACTTCAAGGAAAATATCTTTTGTTCGTTTCATAACTTTACAAATGTATTAATTTATTTTAAATATTCCTATTATTTTTTAATAATTTATCATTCATTATTCCTGTGAATACATCTTCCATATAATGATGCAGTAAGTGGCTTATATCTTCGCCATCTAAATACATTTCTACATCGTCTGTATTTTCGGGGTCGTACTGGATTTCTACTTCCCTTTGTTGATGAAAGAGGTTTAAATCTTCATTCTCAAATATTAGATTCAAATAAAATGTTCTCATAATTTTATGATTTTAAATTCTGAATCTGGATTTAATTTTTCCCACCTAACGACATTTAATGCGTCTTTGTGGCTTATGTTAAAGTAGTCTGAAAGCTCCGTTACGTTGGCTCTATTGCGCTTGCAGTAGCGAAGTAATACCCTTTCAAATGGTGTTGTTGTTCTTGCGTTCATTTTATTTAGTTTTTAATTAGTGAATACGTTGCGAAAGGCGTATGTATTTGCCCTGTTTCTTTTAGCACTTTTAAGGCAGTTCCCTTTTTCCAATATCCACCCCCCTCGCAATATTTTATAACGTCCTCTTTGGTTGTTAAATCTTGTTTATTTTCTCCGTTGTATTGTTTATAAATTTTCATTTGTTTTAGTTTTTAGCTCGTTTTTTAGCTGGTTAATTAATTCAAGTGCCTCAATCAGCACTTCGTTACAATGTTCAGTGTACCAACCGAAAGCACCCACCAAGTGAGCGTATTCGATTATCTTCTCCTTATTCTTTGCAGCCTCTTCTTTGATCTTAGCGATATTCTCAGGACTGGTCTGCTCAATGGCGACCTCGATTCTTGTAGTGTTCATACTTTGTACTTTTTTGGGTTATTTTTTTCCAAGTCAATAAACGGCTTACCACCTATCATTGTTGGCTTAATTTGTTGAGGTTTAAGCATAGAGTAAACCTTTACTCTACTAAGTCCAGTCATCTTAGCAAATGTTGCTGGGGTTACAAGTGTTTGATTTTTCATTTCGTTTAGTTTTAAAAAGTCGCCTACTTTCCTAAGGATTTCGGCGACCTAAGATTATTTATCCTCTTGCAAATACTCTAGCACAAAGGTCAGAATCAGTCTGACTTGCACTAGGGCGATTAACTTCTCTTTCATACTCATTGTCTCCATAAATGCTATGCTTGTCCACGTTATCGTAAGACTTAGACGCTTTAGATGTGTTGCCTCTTAGTGCTTCAAGAATAACAGAGATACATAAGGGACGGCTATACTGCTCGTTAAAATCTACATAACTAGCCGTCTGTCGTGGGCTGTTCCTTTTAGAGATATAAGATTTAAAAAAGGGCTGATCTATTAGCCATTTCTGATACCATTTAGGGGTTCTTTCAAAAGTTTTCCCTTTAAATTTGCCAAAAGAAAGGTAAGTATCAATATTTCTTTCTTCTCCGTTTATTAGTGTTTTCATTTTCTTAGGTTTTAGGTTTTGTTAATTATTAGCTTAATCTATTTTTGTGGCAATTCCACTCTGTGCCATCTTCAAATCTTAAAGTCCAAACATCTAAAAAGTCAGACAATAATTCAAATTGAGTTCCTTTTTCAAAAGTTCTCGTTTCATCGTGCATCAACATAAGTCCTGAAAAAGTTCCTGATGTTGAGGTTAATCTTGTTTTTGTTGTTAGTGTTGTCATTTTCTTAGGTTTTAGTTATTGTTTCAGTTTGTTAGTACAAATGTAATACATTTATATTTAATAAAAGAAATAAAAAACAATAAAAATGTAAATTAATTTTAATTATATTGCTAACTGCTTAGAAATTAGCTATTTGGAAAGGAATAAAAAAGTAAAGTTTTTTTTAATAAAGCATTAAAAAACCCTCAATCCGAGCGAAAAGAGGGTTTAAAAAACGGTTAAACGAACCGTTATCAATTATGAAACATCACAAAGATAATCAAAAACCGATCACTTCCAGTAATGTTTTTGCAGTTGATAAATCTATTTTGCCGAGCAATACTCCCCAGACTACACATCCGCCGATCACATACATAGCCATTTCAATGACTTTTTCCTTTGCAAATTTCGACTGCTTTAATTCTTTTACTTCTTTTAATATTCCTGATAGTGGAATTGGTTTAAGTCCTTTTCCGATAATTCCTTTTATTAATCCGATTGGTAATTTCATTGTTTTTGTTTTAAGTTAATAATTTTACTATGGTCTTACTATTAATATTTCCTTTTCATTGCTTGCAATTTCATTGCTACGAATCCAACGGCAATCTAAATGAATCCACGTAGGCGTATGTTTAATATCCTCTACTGCCCTTAGTCCTACTTTGTAGTATAAGTCCTTGTTCTTTAGTATATCTTCATAGACGGCTTCTAAGTCATTTTTACTACCTATCTTAATATCTACGGCTCTGCCAAA